GCGGAGGGTTGCCACCGCCGCCGCCACCGCCGCCGCTCGGTTCAGGGTCCGGGGCCATGTAGCGGCTCATCAGGCCGCGCATCAGATGGCTCAGTGCGCGCCCCTTCATGCGGCCTCCTTACGCTGGCTGCGCAGACGGAGCTCTTGTTCCTGAGCTTCCTCGCCAGCCGCACCAGCGGCAATGGCGTTCTCCATCTGCGTGAGGTTCATGTGGATGCCGACGGACAGCAGCTCGTTGGCCTTGGCGTGGTTCACATTGTGGCCAGCCATGCCAATGGTTCCATCATGGTTGAGCGTCAGCACCACGCAGCCCTCTACCTTGAGCTTGTGGCAAATCGCGGGAGCGACATTCCCCAAGTGAATGTCTTGCGGCAGGTCCATCGGGACTCCAGAGTCAAAGCCCGCCACCAGGGCGGGGGTTACAGATCGCCGGGCACCAGGCCCAGCGGCTAGTCATTGGATTCCGACAGCGGCGGATCTTTCGGCTTCGCGGCCATGCTGTTCGGCGGCGGCGGATCGGCTTCGATCTGCCGGATCTCGTCGGCCGGGTCGGCGATGTCGTAGCTCGGCGCGATCGACTTCACCGCGGTCTCGCGGGACAACAGGCCAGCACCGCGCAGCACGTCGAGCGTCGTCGCCTGCGTGGATTTGTCGGCGTAGGTCGGCGCGTACCACTGTGGCCAGCGCAGGGACAAGTCTTTGTCCTGGCTCAGAGCACCGATCTCGCGGCCCTTCTTGTCCTTCAGCGGGTACTTCTTCGACGCGCGCACCACCATGTCCAGCAGCGACAGCAGTGCGCCCTCGCCGTAGCTGATACGCAGCTTGTCGGCAAGCCAGATCAGCGACTGGTTCATCAGTTCCATGGCCCGGCCAGACTGGGCGGCAGACAGCTTGTCCGCGTTCGACCGGTTGCCGCCGGCACCTTCCAGCGCCAGTTCGCGCAGGCCCTTCACCCAGTCCATCACCGCCTTGGCCGCTTCGCCGCTGATCTCCAGCAGCTTGGCGTCGCCCTGTTCGCTGGTGACGATGGCATTGGCCGCGCCCTTCACGACCTTGGCGCCGCCGCTCGCGTCGAACGCCGGCTCCTTGATGTGCAGCGTCGGATCGGACTGGTACTTCAGGCCGCGACCGCCCTGACTGAGCAGGTAATCGGCCTCAATCTGCGTGTCGATCGCCTCGCCGGGGAACGTCGCGCAGCCATCGGTGCTGTCACCGCCGGGCAGGTTGCGCGCCCATGCGATGGGCACGAAACCGAGGTTGTGCGACGTGGTGCGCGCCTTATCGACCGCCGGTGCCTTGCCGTCGCTGGCATCCTTTAGCGTCTGGGGCTGGTACCAGGTCTCGGCGCTGGTGTCCCAAATGCGCTGGAACCAGAAGTCCGTCTTGAGATCGCTCTCGGCGATCGCATAGCCGTCAGCCTTCAGCGTCCTGCCCTGCACCTTGTACCGTTCGGTCACCTTCGCCAGCGTGTCGGGCGCGTCCTTGTCCCACTCAGGCGTGAGGTACGCCGTCGGCATCACCAGGAAGAACACGCGCCCCTTCAGCACACGCATCAACACCGCGACCGAGCCCACCGAGCCGGTGGTGGCCGCGTCGATCATCACCTGGTTGAGCTGCGTCTCCTTGACGATCAGCGTCAGGGCGTCGCGAGTGGCCTCGTCGGCGCACTCCACGGCCGGGAAATGACCCTCGGAGAACAGCAGCGACACCGAATCGTTGACCACGGTGCGGCAGATCCGCGTGCGCGCCGACGGGCGGCGATCAGCCAGCGGCACATACTCGCCAGCGCCGTTCTTCTCTTCGCTGAATGGGTGCTTCAGCTCGTCGTACAGCGTGCCATCGAGCACGCGCGTCAGCGACGACAGCCGGAACGTGCGCTCCGGATAGTCCTTGTCCTGCTGGTATGTGGCCTGCAGGGTCTTGAAGTCAGGCATGTCAGCGGCCCATGTGAGGCAGGTGCGTTGTGTGTGTCGGCGTCGGCCTCAGAGCCGGGAACTCGACATCGACCATGTAGCCGATCGCGGTCGTGATGTGCTGGTAGTCCGTTTCTTCTTCCAGAAACGTCGAGCCTTCCTTGAGCTGCGTCGTCGCCAGGCCCTTGTGCGTGTACGGCGCCTGCTTGGCGTTCACGTACAGCGAGACCTGGCCGGAGGCGTTCTTGATCTTGGCGCGCACGGCGTTCTGCCGGTCCTTGATCGCCGGCGCGGCAGGCTTCACCTTGCGCGTGAACTTCCAGCCGTGCTCGCGGAGGATCTTCTCCATCTCGGTGTAGTCCGAGGCGTGGCCATGCTTCTCGCCAGCCTTGCCCGCCGGATCGCCGTAGATCACCACGTTCCGGTTCTGGTGCTCTTTGTAGCGCTCGACGAACTCAAGCGCAGATTGGCGCGCCACCGCCGACGTGAGGATGATCTCCTCCAGCAGATACAGCGAGTCAGCACGCCGCACACCAATGCCAGACGACAGCGGCGTGAAGTTGAAATCGTGGTACCAGAGAAGCTGCTCGTGCGGCTGGATCGTCTCCAGCGTGTAGTTGTCCTTGCTGTAGTCCTCATAGATCCGCCCCGAGGCGGTCTCGAAGCTGGCCTCGTATTCCTGCTTGTACTGCTTTGCCGACATCTGCCGCTTTGCCGCGGTGATGGTCTCGGCCGGCAGGATCTCCGAGCTCTTCCAGTGGAAAACCTTCCAGTCAGGATCGTTCGCAGTCTCCGCGTACTGCGCCATCTCGTAATAGTGGTTCAGGCCATCAGGCACACCGATGAGCCAGCACCACGCCCGATATCCAGGACGAGACGGGTTGAACGTATCGAGCGCGGGGCGGATGTTAGCTTCCCACGCTTCCGAGCGGATATCCGCGATCTCATCGATCACGCCGCCCGACCAGAACACGCCCTCGATACGCTCGGGGCGGTCCAGCCCGATCAACTGCACCTGCGTGCCGTTATCCATGAAGATCGTCAGCTCGGTCTCTGACGGCGGCTTGCTGCACAGGCTGGTCAGGCAGAGCCGCTTCATGTCGGCCCAGTAGATCTTCTTCACCTGGTCGCGCGTCGGCGCAGCAATGAAGTACATCTCGCCCGGGTTCTTCATGGCCATCTTGGCCACGAAACGCTTGGCGCGCTCGGTCTTGCCAGAGCGGCGGCCAGCAGGAACCACCGGGAACCGGACGCCGTTTGCCACCGCGTGGATCAGATCCGTCTGGACCGGGTGATCGATCAGCTTGTACCAGCGCTCAAGCTCTCGCTTTGTCTGGAGGCTGAGAGTCATCAGTCAGGCAGGTGTTCGGCGATGTCCTTGAGCAACTGCGCGCTGTCAGTCTCCGGCTTGTTCATCTTGTCGATGGCATCCTTGTTCGCCCGGAGCAGATTCAGCCCGATCTCGCTGGAGGCATTCGCCATCTTGGTCAGGACGCCAATGCGCTGCAGAGCTTCCATCGACTTCTCTGGCTGAGCGTCATCGATGCCGTGCACCTGGCCGTGGGCAATACCGGCGAGCCGATGCGCGGTCATTGCACCGAACTTGGCAGCACCTGCCAGATGGGCAGACACGGCTTTCAGCTCATCCGCAAGCGAACGGGCGGAAATCTGTTCAGAAATGCCGAGCTTGTCAAAAGCCGATTCGGCCTCAAACAGTTGATTAGCAACGGCTTTTATCGTTTCCGTACGTTTTGAAAACCGTGTGGAAATGACCGACTTGCTTACCCCGAACTCTTTGGCGAGCGCCGATGTGGATTCGCCGGAAGCGAGGCGCTTGCCTATGTCCTCCCACTGGGCATCGCTTAATTTCGACTTGCGGCCCATATTCGATCCAGAGAGGGGTGTTGCCGCCGCCCGTCGCCATCGAGGACCTGCACCGCAGAGCAGGGAGGAGACTGGCTTACGTTACGTCGGCGGCTGCCGGTGTTTTGCCCCACCGCCGGCCGGGGGTGAGTCGCTGCTGCTCAGGCTGGCATAATCAGGATTCCTTCTCACAGGAGTCACTGATATGGCCGCCATCAAAGAGTCGTTTGTCAAATGCCCCCAATGCGGTAATCGCTTCCGCGCCCCCATCGCCTTTAGAGACACCGAGATGTTTGAATCGGCGTTGACTTGGGGAAACCGGGTGAAGTGCGGGAGCTGCGGCACGATGATCGACTGCAATAAGGACAACATGTCCTATGTGCTCGCGGACGATTCTGGCGGCTCAGTAGGCGGCAAGTTCGGCGAGAACGGCTAACTGCGAAGAAGAAGGCCCGGACTTCGGTCCGGGCAAAGTCCACAGGGAGTGTGGAGGAGACACTGGTTGGGGTGGCGCGGGCTCATCTCGCGCGAGCCGGGGATCAGTCCGGCGAAGCTGGCTCCCTTCACCCTCACGGCTGGCGACTGTCCCCGATGTGCACGGGTATCGCGATCCCAGTCGCCATGCGTGAAGCGGCTCCCGTAGGAGCCAGGCACTGCCGAAAGTCTTACACCGAAGCGCACATGCGCCAGCGCGGCATCACCATGGGGCGGGCACGCTTGGC